ATCCGTGCTAATATCAGCGTGGGCTATACCATTAACAAACTAGAAAAAAGTCGAAATGATACGTACGTGGCCAAATCATGGAGACCTATGGAAGCATCGCTTGTCAGCATTCCCGCCGACGTGACAGTTGGGGTTGGACGTGCAGCTAGTGAAACTTCAAAACCTGTAATTGAAACCCACTTCAAGGAGACTACTATGTCTGAAGTAGATATTGCAGCGGTTGAGGCACAAGCTCGCCAATCCGCTCAGAAGAACGCAGCTCAAATCATTGAGCTTGGTGCACGTCATAAGCGTTCAGACCTAGCACAACGTGCTATTTCTGAAGGTAAATCAATCGAAGAATTCCGCGGTGAATTGTTGGAAACTATCGGTTCAGAACGTGCTTTAGAAGAACAAAGCATTGGCATGACTCAAAAAGAAGTTAAGAAATTCTCTTTGATGCGCGCTATCCACGCTTTGGCTAATCCTACTGATCGCCGTGCACAAGAAGCTGCTGCATTCGAATTCGAATGTTCACGTGCAGCTGCAGAGCAATATGGTCGTTCAGCTCAAGGTATTTTGCTACCTGCTGAAGTTCTCCGTAACTGGAAACGAGACTTGAACTCTTCAGATGAAGCTAGCTTGTTCACTGATGATTACCGTGGTGGTGATTTCATCGACGTACTACGCAACAGCTCTTCTGTAATGCAAGCTGGCGCTCGTATGTTGAACGGTCTATCTGGCGACGTTAAAATTCCTAAGAAATTGACTTCAGCAGCTGCTGGATGGATTTCAACGGAAGGCGGCGCGGCTTCTGAGTCAGAAATGACTGTTGGTTCAATCTCAATGACTCCTAAGACTCTTGGCGCATTCACTGACGTAACTCGTCAATTGATGATCCAAAGCTCAATGGACGTTGAGGCGTTAATCCGCGACGACCTAGCTCAAGCTATTGCTCTTGCAATTGACTTAGCTGGTTTGGAAGGTGACGGTACTGGTGGCGCTCCTACTGGTATTTTGAACACTAGCGGCGTTAACACCGTGACTAACTTCGCAGCAGCTAACCCAACTTTCTCTGAAGTTGTTAGCTTAGAAACTGCTGTAGCAGAAGACAATGCTCTTTCAGGTAACTTAGCATACATCATGCCTGCTGGTATGTACGGTGCATTGAAAACTACCGAAAAAGCTAGTGGTACTGCTCAATTCGTTGCTGAGCCTGGCGGCACAGTTAACGGATACCGTGGTATCGTATCTAACCAAGCTACTGCAGGTAACTTGTACTTCGGTAACTTCAGCGACATGCTCGTAGGCTTCTTCGGTGGTCTTGATATTGTTGTTGATCCATACACTGCAAGCACAACTGGTACAGTTCGTGTGGTTGCATTGCAGTCTTGCGATGTTGCAGTACGTAATGCCGTATCATTTGCATACGGTAACGACGGAGCCTAATCCGTCTAAGCCGCCCTTTATAGGGCGGTTTTCTATTGAGCTTTTACTAAGAGTTTAATAGAAAACCTAGGGATGTGTTATAATATGAAATATATAGTTTTGAAAGGCGTAGTTATTGATGGAAAAGCTTGTCAGCCTGGAGACGTGGTAGAAGTTACTGGCAGATTGGCTAATGAGCTTATGCACTATAAAAAGCTTGCTCCACATGCTGAAAAAGCTACGCCTGAAAAAGAAGATAGATCAATCGGTTTATCGGAAGAAACTAAACCAAAGCGCAGAACTAAAAAGGCTAAATAATGGCTATTGAAACCGCAGTAGAACGTGAAATTATGCTCGCTGATTTTGGTGTAGCGGCTACCTTTACCCCGGCAGCGGGTGGCGGTGGTTCTATTGTAGGTATCTTAGATAATGATTACGAGGCAGCCGATATAGGTGGCTCTGTTTCCTTTGCCGTCAGTAGGCCGAGATTTACTTGCCGGACAGCAGATGTTGCTAATGCATCCGATGGCGACTCATTAGTAGTAGAAGGCATTAATTATGTAATCCGTGTAGTAATGAACGACGGGACTGGTATGACTGAATTGATGCTAGAGGTCGCATAGTATGGCTCACGTCAGGAAAACTATTAGAGACGCTCTCACAAGTACTCTGACAGGATTAGCGACAACAGGCAGCAATGTCTACCAAACCAGGGTTTATCCCCTAGCGGAATCAAGATTACCGGGCTTGGCTATCTATACGAAGAACGAAGAGACAACATACGAAACCATTAACAAGCCTAGAACGTTAGGTCGGGATTTAACTCTAGTTGTTGAGGCTTATGTTAAAGGCACTTCAGGCTACGACAATACTCTTGACGATATAGCCAAAGAAATAGAGGTTGCTGTTTACAACGATGTAACCTTAAATGGTATTTGTAAGGATGTTATGATTACTTCTTTTGATGCGGATTTTAGCGGTGAGGGTGATCAGCCGGTGGCTTTTGCTACAATAGAGATCGTGGCTAATTATGTCACAACGGAAGGCAGTCCGGAGGTTGCACAATGATTGAGATGAAGAACGGTGACACGACCATAAAAGTTTTAGCACAAAGCTATACGGCTATGATCGCAAAAGGTTGGCAGTTGGTTAATCCTGATGATGCTCCGGTTGTTGAGCAAATGGAAGATCTGCCTATTGATTTTTCAGCTCCAGAAGAGCCAGTAGAAGAGCCAGTTGAAGAGGTGATTACCGATGGCAATCCATAAAGGAACAAGCGGAAGTCTGCGCGTATTTGATGCGGAGCTAGGTATAGTCGCTGAGGTTAAATCCTACACGGTAGAGGAAAACGCTGATACAGTAGAAACAACGGTTATCGGTGATACTGCTAGGACTTTTAAGACTAGCATTACCGGGTGGACGGGTTCAATGGACGTATTCTGGGATGAAACAGATGAACTAGGCCAAGGTCGGCTTTTTGTTGGGAATGATTTGCGCTGCAATTTCTTCCCTATGGGGGTTTCAGCTCCCTATACTTATTATCGCGGTGATGCGATCGTCACTTCGGTTAATATAACAGGCTCATTTGATGGTATGGTTGAGGCTTCAATCACCGTTCAAGGATACGGCCCACTAGATACAGTTTTAGTTTAAGAGGAACTAACAATGGCTACACATAAAGGCTCAGAAGGTACAGTAAAAGTTGGCGCGAATGCCGTTGCAGAAATCCGCACTTTTTCACTGGATCAAACAGGCGATACATTAGAAACCACTACAATGGGCGATACTGCACGTTCTTATCTTCCAAGTTTGACTTCGTGGTCTGGTTCATTAGATGTATATTGGGATGAAACTGATTCTACTGGTCAAGGCGCACTTACAGCGGGTGCCGAGATCACGTTAAATGTTTACCCTGAAGGCGATGCATCTGGCGATACTTACTACACAGGTTCAGCTATCGTGACTAGCTTTAGCCTGAACGGTTCATTTGATGGCATGGTAGAAGCTTCAGTAAGCGTCCAAGGTACTGGCGCACTTACTAAGACAACGGTGTAATCTATGAGCGTATTGGAGAAGGCGAAAAGCCACTACCAAGCTAAACTCACAGCAGAACCACAAAAGATTAATATTCCAGAATGGGATACGGTTGCTTATATCCGTCCGGGCATTAATCTTTTGCAGTTAGGCGAAATCATGGAATTAAGTCAGGCAGGCAAAACAGCCGAAGCTATGGCTTTGACTTTGATTTATCGTCTAGTTGACAAGGAAGGTGCTCCGATCTTTAAAAAGTTGGAGCGCACCGAGCTAATGCGTGCAGTTGATCCAGATGTACTTGCTAGAATCGTTGGTGAAATAAACAACAGCGATCCTAGTGAAGAGGACGTGGCGGGAAACTAAAAGCCGACCAAGATTTACAATTTAAGTATTTCTTGGCCGAGCATCTAGGCAAAACGGTCGGCGAAATCAATTGTATGGATGTACGGGAATACTTCGGTTGGATTGCTTATTTAAAGATGAAAGGCGGACAAGCTAATGGCTAATGCTAATTATAAGGTCAAACTAACAGCTTCGGACCAAACGGGTAAAGCCTTCCAATCTTTAAACCAGAGGATGGCCAAAGTAGGGAAAAGCGTTGGCGCTTCTGTTACTTCATTTGCAAAATGGGGAACGGCTACCGTCGCAGCAGTAGGTGCAGCAGGTGCAGCATTCGTTAAGATGCGGATGGATGCAGTGGATAGCATTGCGAAAACAGCTGATAAACTCGGTGTTGCTACAGAAGCTCTAGTCGGTCTCCAACACGCTGCAGAAATCTCTGGCGTATCTACCCAAACTATGAATATGGCGCTTCAAAGAATGACGCGCAGGGTAGCAGAGGCGGCAAATGGTACTGGCGAAGCCAAAGACGCATTAGCTGAACTCGGTATTAATGCTGTAGAGCTACAAAAACTTCCCCTAGATAAGCAGATGAATATGGTAGCTGACGCCATGCAAGGTGTTGGCAACCAGTCTGATAAAGTTCGTTTAGCCATGAAGCTATTTGACTCTGAGGGTGTTGCGCTTGTTAATACCTTAAAGGGAGGTTCTGCTGGGCTAAATGAAATGGCAGCGGAAGCGCAAAAGCTAGGAATAGCTATTAGCCGGGTTGATGCTGCACAGATCGAAAATGCGAATGACGCAGTTACCAGAGCACAGGGTGTTTTCACTGGCATTGGAAATCAACTAGCTACTTCCTTTTCTCCTATCATTGAGCACGTTGCTACACAGTTTAGACAGTCCGCGTTGGACTATGCCGACTTCGGTAACATTGGTCAGACGGTCGTTAAATCATTGGTTAAAGGTTTCGCCTTTATCATGGATGGCGTTCAGGGTATTAAAGCCGGATTTTATCTTCTTTCTGCCGCGTGGGCTGATTTTGCAAGTCTAGCCCTTGATGGGATTACTAAAATTGCCAGTGCGTTTGATCTTCCAATAGCAGCATATAATAAACTTGCTCGTGCTCTTGGTTGGGAAGAAATCGAGAATAATGTTGTTAAGCAATGGGCGGCAGATGCAGCAAAAGAACTTGATGCATTAGCAGATAGAAATTACGCAGCTTTTCGGGATGTTGTTAATCAGCCACTACCGTCTGATCAGATCATGGCTACCTTTGATGCAATACAGGTAAAAGCCAGACAGACAGCCGAGGTTATTGCAAAAAGTGTAACTCCGCAGCCGCAAGATAAACCGGAGGAAAGGAAAGCTCTTTCTACCAATCAAAAAGCTCAAATGGAAGGCGCTAAAAAGTTAGCAGACTTCAAGAAGATGACTACCACCGATCAGACAAAACACGTCCTCAGTGAGATGTCCAAAGAAATGAGCGGTGTTGCTCAGCATAGTAAAAAGATGTTCGCGCTCCAAAAGGCTATGCAGATCGGTCAAGCGATCATGAATACCTACACTGGCGCGACTAAAGCACTAGCAAGCTATCCACCCCCAATTAACGCGATCATGGCGGGTGTTACCGTGGCAAGCGGTCTAGCTCAGGTCGCACAGATTAGGTCGCAGTCATTTGAAGGCGGTGGTTTTACCGGGAAGGGAGCTAGAGCAGGTGGCCTTGATGGTAAGGGCGGCTTCATGGCAATGGTTCACCCTAATGAGACTGTTATTGACCATACAAAAGCAGCAGGAATGAATCTTGCCAAGTCTTTATCTAATGCCATGCAGTTTAAAAGCAGCATAAAAGAAAAAGGCTCTATGGCGGGTTCATTGGATGGTATTTTTGCTAAGTCATTTGAAGGTGGCGGTTACACTGGCAGGGGTGCTAGGGCAGGTGGGCTAGATGGCAAGGGTGGAACTCTAGCAATGGTTCATCCGAATGAGTCTGTTATAGATCACACCAAAGGCCAAAGTCAGGGTGTCACTATCATTAATAACGTGGATGCATCCGGTGGTGGCGGTGATATTGATCAGAGGATTATGGCTGCAATGGAAATCAGCTCTAAACAAACGGTTATGCAGGTTCAAGACTTACTTAGAAGACAGAGGTTAGTATAAATGGCGACTTATTCATTACCGTCAATCGTTCCAGAGCCTACAAAGCAGACCTTTGAACTGGTAAGCAATACAAAGACCTTTAAATCTCCTTTGACTAGCGCAATCCAGACAGTATCCAGAAAAGGCGGTCATTGGAAAACAAAGATCACATGGAGCAATCTATCTGGCGAGCAAAGAACGGCTCTACAAGGCTTTCTAAGCAAGTTAAACGGCATGGAGCACCGGGTGTCGCTAAGGGATTACGGTTACACTAGATCAGGGAATGCACCGGGTACAGATAGCCCGTCTTTATACGATGACAAGATGGGAAGTTACATTATTTTAAAGAACGTGACTGGCGGTGTATCTAATTACCTAAAGGCCGGAGATTATATTTCGTTCAATAATGAATTACACATTGTTACTCAGGATTGCAGCTCTAACAGTGCGAACAGGGTTGGCGTTTATATATCTCCACCGGTAAGGAAGCAAACGACAGCGGGAGATAGCGTGGAAATCTATAATCCTACTGCTCCTTTTATCATGACTAATAACGCTCAGTGGACAACAGAGTTAGCTAGGTTTTCAAGTATTTCAATTGAAGCTATAGAGGATGTTCTAGCATGAGGGCGTTTTCTTCTGAGGTTATTACTGCACTGGAGTCATCAACGGTTAGACTCGTTACTTTTGCTTCATTGGATTTTGTCAGTGGGACTATATACGTCCATGACGGAATCGGCACTTATACATGGGGCGGTCATGATTGGCTAGGTGTTGGCGACTTCGGTGGAATATCTTCAGTTGAAGAAGGTCAAGAGGTTTCACCGTATGCTTTGACGCTTAAACTATCTGGACTTGATCCAAGTTTAATTAGTTCAGCGATGACAGAAGATTACTTCATGCGCGAGGTTAATGTTTATCTGGGTATTTTGAGTGACGTTGATGCCCTAATAGACACTCCGACACAGATATGGTCTGGCTTTATGGATGTCATGAAGTTTACCGTGGGCGCAGATGGTGGTGATTCCATCGAGCTAACAGCCGAATCTGAGTTATCAAAGTTCGACAGATCAAAGAACCTACGTTATACGCATCAGCAGCAGCAGAAGCGTGATGCCACAGATTTATTCTTTGAATTCCTCAAGGATATACAGGGTTTGAAAGTGACCTGGGGAAGCAAAAACAGTAATAATTTAACTGGCGGCACTAGCATTAATGGCACATATACAGAAAATCGTGGAATATATGCCTACAAATAGCGAAGTTAAATTAGCACTTAATACATGGCAGCGTAGAGATTTTGAATACGGTGACTCGGATTGTGTTGCTTTCGTTGCTCATATCTTAACTGAATTGCATGGTCGGGATTTCACCTCATTAATAACTTATAATGATGAGGATGAAGCAGAAGAGATCATAGATGACCACGGTGGCTTTGAGGAATTGATGGACTTCCATTTAGGCAACCCCACACAGCCACACAACGGAGATCCGGCTATGATAGAGTTACCTAAAGTCGGTAAGATGATGGGTATTGTGTTTGAAGATGCGGTAGTTTGTGTTACTAAAAAAGGTCTAGCTCGATTCCCTAAAAAATATATCATTAGAGGTTGGCAAGTATGGAAGCAGTAGTAGCAATCGGGACGTATGTTCTAGGAGCAATCGGAACGACAGCAGCCGTATCTACAGC